CTGATCCCGTCGGCGGGCCAGTTCACCTACGGCAACACGACGTACCCGTACGGGTACGGGCAGGGGCTGAACCAGACCATCGCGGGGAACCGGGTCGTTGAGATCGCGAACTCGATCCCCGGGTACCGGATCGCGTTGCAGCAGTGCCCGCCGGCGTTCGCCGCGCAGATGGTCCGTTCCCTGGTCCTGTCGCAAGCACGGTTCACGTTCCGTAACCGCATGTCGGCGGCGACGCCGCGGCGGACGTTCGGGAACCGTGACCTGGGCCTGCTGGAGCGGCCGTGGCCGAACGGGACGACGGGGGACCTGCTGTCCCGGATGGAGTGGCACGCGGGGCTGGCGGGGAACTCGTACGTGCTGAAACGGTCGCCGCGGCTGCGGGTGCTGCGCCCGGACTGGACGGCGATCCTGTACGGGTCGCAGATGGAACCCGACTGGGCATCTGGTGCTTTGGATGCCGAGTTGATCGGCTACGTGTACCGGAACCGGGGCACGGAGGACCCGCATCTCCTCCTGCCGGATGAGGTAGCCCATTGGGCGCCGCTCCCTGACCCGGAGATGAACGGGCTGGGCATGTCGTGGCTGACGCCGGCGATCCGGGAGATGATGCTCGACCGGGTCGCGACCGAGCACAAGGTCCGGTTTTTCGAGCAGGGAGCGACGCCGAACCTGGTGGTCAAAGGGGTTCCGGCGGTGTCGCGGACCCAGTTTGAGGAGCTCGTCTCCGAGATGGAGGACCGGCACGCGGGGGTGGCGAACGCGTACCGCACTTTGTACCTGACGGCGGGCGCGGACGCGACCGTCATAGGCAGCAACCTGGCTGACCTGGACCTGGAGAACGTGCAGGGCGCGACCGAGACCAGGATCGCGATCCTGTCGAGGGTGCCGGCCGCTTTGCTGGGGATCTCGAAGGGCCTGACCGGGTCGTCGCTGAACGCGGGGAACCTGGCGATGACCCGGCGGATCTTCTCCGACACGTGGGTGTACCCGGCGCTGCAGGATGTGGCGTCGTCGCTCGCGTCGATCGTCAACGTCCCCCCAGACGCCGAACTGTGGTTCGACACGGCGGACATGCCGATCCTCCGCGAGGACGCGAAAGACGCCGCCGACATCGAGGCGGTCAAGCAGACGACGATCACCGGCTACGTGAAGGAAGGCTTCACGCCGGAGTCGTCAGTGGCGGCGGTCCGCGCGCAGGACGTGTCGCTGCTGCGGCATACCGGGATGGTTTCCGTTCAGCTGCATCCGCCGGGTGAGACGCCCCTGGCGGCTGGGACGCCGCTGCCCGCGCCGAAACCACCGGCGGCGCTGCCAGCGGGTAACGGTGCGGCCAAGGGAGGCACGTGATGGCAGCGAAAAAGCCCTACGGTGACGTCCCGTACGCCGACCCCGGCTACCTCGACGCCGACGGCAACCAGGCCAGCAAGTCCGGCAAGCCGGGCGTGCAGCGGTACCCGCTGACTGCGGACAAGGTGATGGCCGCCTGGGGTTACATCAACCAGGCGAAGAACGCTGGCCAGTACACCGCAGCGCAGCTGAAGGCGGTCAAGGGACACATCAAGGCGGCCATGATCAAGCACGGCCACGAGGTCGCTCAGGCCAACAGCGCCGAGGCCGGCGGTGAGGACCGGGTCGCGGGCGCGGTCACCAACCCGAAGGGCACCGAACGTCTGCATGAGTACTGGGTCCACGGTGAAGGCGCCGCGAAGATCCGCTGGGGCACCCCCGGCGACTTCTCCCGGTGTGTGATGCACCTGGGGAAGTTCATCGCCGACCCGCAGGGCTACTGCAACCTGGCCCACCACGCGGCGCTCGGGTTCTACCCGGCGACCCACGCGAAGATGGAGAAACACGCGATGGACGGTGACGACCTGCTGACCCGCTCAGTGCCGTTCGAGCTCACCCGCGCTGACAGCGGCGACGGTCTCACCCTCGATCTTCGCCATGTCGATGCCACGGGCACCAACGACGACGTCGCGGATGTGGTCGCCGAGCGCGCACAGCAGGCGGCTGCCTGAGAACGCATCGAGGAGTTGGCCACGATCCCGCCTGAGGTGGCGAAGTGGTCGATGGACACTCCGTCGGCCTGGACCCGGTAGTCGCCAAACCTCGGGCACGTAGTCC